GGCACATCAAACTGTCCCGGCAGACGACATACCGATTGATGTGCTTTACTTGTATGTGAGGATTTATCATGGGATTCGCAACACACCTTGGCCCTTGGCTCTTGGGCACGGTCAAAAACACCACCGGCACTACCGCTGGAACCATCCGCAACATGGGCGCAACCGTTGTTACCCAATCGGGCACAACCACTGTTAGCGACACCACTGCTACTACCTTGTTTGTTCTGCCCGCAGGCGCACAGATTAACAACTTTTTGGTTGACATCACCACTGCCTACTCTGGCACGACTGGTAACACCATCACCATCCAAACGTCTGGCGGTTCTTCTTTGGCAACCGTTGGAAGCGCATCGACTACGCCTTTGGCAGTTGGTCGTGCAACTGTAACTAATACAGGCGCTCAAGTAGGTACGTATGTAAACGTGGGTACAACCGACTTGATTATTCAAGTTATTTACGCCTGCGCAGGAACTGCCAGTGGCGGCGCTGCTACCGTGACTTGCAGCTATACCGTACGTGAATCTAACGGCGCTGCTAACCCAACTGCCACTCAGCAGTAATTAGTCTCGGGGGCTTCGGCCCCCGTCTTATAGGAGATTAGTTATGACGATGCAGTATGACGTTAAGCAGGCACATTTAAACCAATCTGGCCTAATGGTTCCCTACCGCACCCGTGTTAAAGCGGTTGCTTTTGTCGGAACTACAAGTGCGGGCCAGTTTGTTCTTTTTGATACAACAACAGCGCCTGTATTCAGTGGTGTGACCTACGCTCGTTCCGGTACAACCATTACCGTTTCTAAAACAGCGCACGGTTTACTGGCTGGGCAATTTATTGGTATTGATTTTGATGCAGGCACTGGCGGCTCTGCAACTTCCGGCAACTATGTAATTGCCACTGCAAGCGCTAACAGCTTTACCATCACCGACATTAACTCTGGAACAATCACGGGTACACCTGCGGCTGCTTATTCAACAGGTGGATGGCTGATGACTTTTGATGTTGCAGCTAACGACATATACAACAATGGTACAAGCAGTCTTCCGGGTGAGGGTTTATTGGCCCAAAATGGCGTGTATGCGTACATGGTTAATATGGCTGCTGTGAGCGTTTTCTATGGCTGAAGTCAAACAAGCAAGTCTGGCTGGGAACAAGCTGTTTATCGGTATCCCAGCATATGACGGCAAGTTAAACATCAAGACTGCTTTTGCATTAGCCCAGCTAGTGCCAGAGGCAGCTAGGTTTGGCGTGGACATATTTTTGTCGGACATCTCCAACTGCTCAATCATCACTATGGCCCGTAACGCCCTAGTGCATGAGTTTTTGAAGACCGACTCAACTCACTTGCTCTTCATTGACGCAGACGTTGTAGTCAAGCCCAGTGATGTAATGCGGCTCCTTGCTCAAGGTGGGCAGAAGGATATCTCTGCCGGGGCTTATCCCCGCCGCGCCAAAGACAAGAAATTTTTTACAGACCTGTATCTAGATGACAATGGTGACTTGGAGTTCAGTGGCTCCTTGATGCGTGTAAAGCGCGTCGGTACGGGGTTCATGCTCATCCAGCGTCACGTCATTGAAGAAATGATTGCAGCTCACCCTGAATGGACATATGAGAACAAGGGCAAGAACGAGACAATGTCTGCTGTGTTTGACTTTGACATTGTTGATGGGCAGTACGTTGGAGAGGACTACCTCTTTTGCGACCGCGCAACCTCAATGGGTTATGAGGTCTACATTGACGTAGAAATCAGCCTGCCCCACATTGGAATGGAAGAGTTCACCAATAACTTTTATGAAGAAGTTGTCACTCCCCTAATCCATAATATCCGTCAATCAAAACTGAGAGTTGTCAATGGCTAAGAACCCATCCCTCGCAGTTGGTCGTGGTGAGAAGCTACCCGTCTCCAAAGGGGCTGGGCTGACTGCCAAGGGCCGCGCCCGCTATAACGCAGCTACAGGCAGCAACCTCAAGGCTCCACAGCCAGAAGGTGGCCCGCGCAAGAAGTCATTCTGCGCCCGTATGAGTGGTATGCCCGGACCGATGAAAGATGAAAAAGGCAAGCCCACCCGCAAGGCGGCTTCACTTGCAAGGTGGAAGTGTTAAATGGACATCAATACAGTTTGGTCTGCTGGGCTGACCATAGTGATAGCCGTAATCGGTTACTTTATAAGTGACAAGTTTACCAAGCTTGACCGCATAGATATACTACTTAACAAGACACGAGAGGAAATTGCCCGTGATTACGTTACTCAATCAGAAGTTCAGCGCATTACTGACCACATTGACCAACGCTTCAACAAGCTTGAAGCAAAAATTGACCAGCTTATTCAAGCGGGGAAATGATGCCTAGTACAAGTCAAAAGCAGCATAATCTTATGGCAGCGGTTGCCAATAATCCTGCTTTTGCGAAGAAAACTGGGATTCCTCAATCTGTGGGTGAAGATTTCACCACAGCAGATAGGGGTATCAAGTTTAAAGGTGGGTCTTCTTCTAGACCTGATTTGCAGCGTATAAATGAAAAAGATACGCGGCATGGAAAAATGGAACTTTTTAAAAAAGGTGGTGATACTATGGCTACAAAAGGAATGAACCCATTCGCTAAATTTGAAAAATCTGGCAAGGACGTGGAGAAAAAGGGCATGAAAGAGGGCTCCAAAGCTGACATGGCCCTAGATAAGAAGCAAATGATGATGAAGCGCGGCGGCGCAGTCAAGAAGATGGCCTCTGGTGGCTTCACTCGTGCAGCAGATGGTATTGCTCAAAGCGGCAAGACCAAGGCCAAGCAGATTAAGATGAACAAGGGCGGAATGTCTTGCTGAGGAGTTGAAGATGATGTCGTCTCGCGGCATGGGGGCCGTTAACCCATCTAAGATGCCTTCTGGGCAGAAAAAAGCCCGGCGGGATGACACTGACTTTACGCAGTATGCTGAAGGTGGTGAGGTTTGGGATAAGTCCCGACCCAAAGAATTGGGAGCTCCCAAGAAGCTGAGTGCTGGTAAAAAAGCCAGTGCAAAGGCAGCAGCCAAGGCTGCGGGTCGCCCCTACCCGAATCTTGTAGATAACATGAGAGCTGCACGGAGCAAATAATGGCTGAAAAATGGATTCAAAAAGCAATCAAAAAGCCCGGTGCATTGCGGGAGTCGCTTGGCGTAAAGAGCGGCAAAGCAATCCCCGCTAAGAAGCTATCTGCGGCAGCTAAAGCACCCGGTAAAATGGGTCAACGTGCTCGTTTGGCGCAGACCCTTAAGGGACTGAAGTAATGGCAATCTCAGGAACCGCAACGTTCAACCTTGACTTGAGTGAAATCGTCGAGGAAGCATTTGAACGTGCTGGTTCTGAGTTGCGTACAGGTTATGACCTGCGTACAGCCCGTCGGTCATTGAATCTGTTATTTGCCGATTGGGCAAACCGTGGAATCAACATGTGGACGTTTGAGCAGGGTTCTATAACCCTAGTGCCCGGAACGGCTACATACGACCTGCCAACAGACACGGTTGACCTTTTAGAGCATGTAATCCGTACTGGAGCAGGAAGTGTTTCGACACAGGCAGACCTGACCATTACACGTATCAGCGTTTCCACATACGCCACCATCCCCAACAAACTTCAGCAGGCCCGTCCAATCCAAATATGGGTAGAGCGCCTATTGACCCCGCGAGTTACTGTGTGGCCCGTTCCGGACAGCTCGCAGACCTACACCCTTGTGTACTGGCGGATGCGCCGGATTGATGATGCAGGTAACGGTGTAAACACAATGGACGTTCCATTCCGTTTCTTGCCTTGCTTGGTGGCTGGTCTTTCATATTACTTGGCACTGAAGATTCCAAATGGAACACAGCGGCTAGACATTCTCAAGGCTCAGTATGATGAGGCATGGGAGTTGGCATCTACTGAAGACCGTGAAACAGCAGCACTGCGGTTTGTACCGCGCCAACAGTACATCTAATGGCAAACAGGTTTGCTTCTGGTAAGAGAGCAATTGCTATCTGCGACAGATGCGGGCAGCAGTTCAAGCTTGTCGAATTGAAGAAGGAAATCATCAAGACCAAGACATACAATTTGTTAGTTTGCAAGAGTTGCTGGGACCCCGACCAGCCTCAATTGCAGCTCGGTATGTATCCAGTCGATGACCCACAAGCTCTAAGAAATCCCCGCCGTGATACAACGTATTACACCTCTGGCCCTATGCCTGACGGATACAATAGTGGTGGTAGCAGGGATATCCAGTGGGGCTGGGCTCCAGTTGGTGGAGCTAGTTTTTTTGATGTAGGTTTGACACCCAACTACTTGGTAGGAACCACAAGTGTTGGTACTGTAACAATTTCATAGGAGTCCATGATGGCTAAAGAAGACATGAAAAGTGATGTGGTGCAAGATAAGGCCATGATTAAAAAAGCGTTTAAACAACATGATGCTCAAGAACACAAAGGTGGCAAGGGCACTATGTTGAAGCTTAAAAAAGGTGGGCCTACCTCAGAAGACCGCATGCGTCTTGGTCGTGGCTTGTCTCGTGCAGCCAACCAAAAGACGGGGTAAATCATGGCATACAGTATGAAACAAGGCGGTAAAGAAGTTGGCCCAGCCAGCGTTTACGCAGAGCCTCACACAATGAACGGTAAGAAGATGAATATTTCTTCAAACCCCGGAACAGACCCCAATCGCAGCAAGCTGGAAACATCTGACATCAGCGTAGGTCAGTACAGCAAGTCTGCTGGTGATGAACAGACCAAGACAACTGGCATCAAAATCCGTGGTACTGGCGCAGCTACTAAGGGCTTGTACGCCCGAGGCCCCCTAGCCTGAGTATGCAAACGCCCGTGGCTATATACAAAATTGTCAATGCCGTGAACGGCAGGATGTACATTGGGCAATCGGTAAACCCCACTTACCGTGCCAAGCGGCATTTTTGGGAAAATAACGGATGCGTAAAACTTGCCAACGCTATTAAAAAGTACGGGAAGGACAAATTTAGTTTTTCCGTGCTTTGTTGGTGCGTGGACAAGGCAGATGCTAACGAAGCAGAAGCACTGTTAATTGCGCTAGGTGACACAATGTCCAACGGGTATAACATCACACCGGGCGGGTTTGGAACAGGCGCAGGGGAAGACAACCCGTTTTTTGGTAAGACACACAGCGCAGAGCTTAAAGCCAAACTGGCGGCTAAAAAACTTGGTGTATCCATGCCGGTTGAAACGCGGGAGAAGATTGCGAATGCAAATCGTAACCGTACAATACTGGAAACCACAAAAGAAAAATTACGCGTAAGGGGGAAATCGGAACTGTGCAGTGAACGTACAGCCATCGCCAACAAAGCCCGTATATGGAGCGAAGCTTCAAGGGCAAAGTTAGTTGCGCACAACACAGGAAGAAAGATGTCGGAAGAAGCAAAAGCTAAAATTGCAGCCGCAAACAGAGCGCGGGTTTGGACAGCAGAGTCCAAGGCAAAGCTTGCCGCATCTAAAACCAAGGCAATGGCATGAACTATTCTGAGCTCGTATCGGCGATAGAAACCTACACGGAAAATAACTTTCCGACGATTACCCTTGCGGATTCGTCTACGGTCTCGCCTACGGCTCAGATTAACCGTTTCATTGAGCAGGCGGAGCAGCGCATCTACAACTCGGTGCAATTCCCCTCGTTGCGTAAGAACATGACGGGCATACTCACATCTGGCAATAAGTACTTGTCAGCGCCCAATGATTTTCTTGCAACGTATTCTATAGCTGTTTACACGGACTCTGGCCCGTTCACGTTCCTGCTGAACAAGGATGTAAACTTCATCCGCGAGGCGTACCCAACACCATCTTCAACTGGGACTCCCAAGTACTATGCTTTGTTTGGTCCCGCTGTATCTGGCACGACAATCACCACAGAACTGACGTTCATCCTTGGGCCTACGCCAGATGCGGCCTACTCTGCTGAACTGCATTACTACTACTTCCCCGACTCCATTACCACTGCGGGCACAACATGGCTCGGTGATAATTTTGATACAGTTTTACTGTATGGAGCTCTGGTAGAGGCGTACACCTTTATGAAGGGTGAACCAGACCTAGTAGCTCTGTACGACGGAAAATACAAAGAAGCCCTTATGCTGGCTAAACGTCTGGGTGATGGACTTGAGCGCAGCGACGCATACCGTAGTGGTCAGTACCGTCAAGCACCCTTGCCGCAGAATAGCGGGGTTGCATGAGCATAGTCCAGACGCAGACCACCAGCTTCAAGAAGGAGCTGTATCAGGCTGTTCACAACCTGTCCACAGACAGCATCTACATTGCTTTGTACACTGGTAATGCAAGTCTTGGTGCAGCTACAACCGTTTATACATCCTCTAATGAGGTGGTGGCTACAGGCTACACAGCGGGCGGTCAAGCATTGACTGGAGTTGCTATCAGTTCTTCAGACTACACCGCCTATGTAAACTGGGCCAATGTATCTTGGACGGCTGCATTGACGGCCCGGTGCGCCCTGATTTATAACGTGACGCAGGGAAACAAGTCCATTGCAGTCATTGATTTTGGCGCAGACAAAACTTCGACCACTACGTTTACAATCACCATGCCCGCTAATACGGCAACCACTGCACTTATCAGGAGTTCAAATTGATTGTTACTACAACCAAAGGTGATATGGATGACTCCTTGCTGGAGCACCGCACCGGTACACTTGACAACGAGAACGAGTTGACTGTATGGGATGAGTATTGGCTGGATGGTGAGCTTGTTCATCGTTCTGCGCATGTGACGTTGAAACAATCCCCCAGCTTTGCTGGTGGCGAAACTGCTACTTTCTAAGGATTAATCATGGCTAATACCCAATCAATGTGCACTTCGTTCCTTGGTGAACTGATGCTGGGCCAACACCAGCTTGGCACTTCTACTATTGTGTCTCGCGGCAGCTTGACTTCCCCCACTACAGATACGCTTAAAGCAGCCCTGTATCTCGCTTCGGCGACTATCAATGCAGCCACTACGGCATATACAGCAACCGGTGAAGTAAGCGGAACCAATTACACGGCTGGTGGCATCACGGTCACCAATGCGACCGCACCTACGTCTACTAACGCCTCAGCTACCGCTGGGGTAGGGTACTGGACTGCTTCTGCAAGCCTTGTTTACACGACTGTCACCCTATCTACTGCGTTTGATACGGTGTTGATTTACAACTCCACCCAAAGCAACAAAGCAATCAGCGTCCATACGTTCTCCTCGCAGACCATCACTGCTGGTACGTTGACTCTAACAATGCCGTCCAACACCACGACGACTGCACTACTGCGTCTGGCTACAACCTAATACGGGGCGGCTATAGGCCGTGTAAACCATGTTTGGTATAAACCCGTTTTCCGCTGCGCCGTTTGGAGCCACGGCTGCGGGCGGGCTATCTGGCGTTCAAGCTAAAGGTAACACCGGGACTGTCGGTGTAAGCCGCACCCTTGCATTAACAGGGGTAAGTGCGGAAGCCCAAGTCAACTATGCATGGGGCACAGGGGCTTGGAGCGACTACGGATGGGGCGGCGTATCCCCGAATCTCACCGTAAGCATCTCCTATGACAGGTCTATATCTGGTGTAGCAGCATCAGGCTCGACCGGCTCAATAGCGTCAGTAGACAAGTCCTTTGCCCTTACGGGGGTTCAGGCTGCGGGCTTAGTCAACACGGTCACCACAAGCCGCACTGTAGCCCTCACCGGAGTCCAAGCTGCTGGCCTGACTGGGACGGCAACCCCAAACTTCACGATAGCCCTCACCGGAGTTCAAGCTGCTGGCCTTGTTGGAACGGTTGCATACAACGCTTCGCTGACCCTCACGGGCGTACAGGCTATTGGGTCTGTTGGGACGGTAACTCCATTTAGGTCTTTTGCGTTAGTTGGGGTTCAGGCTAGTGGCTCCGTAGGTTCTGTAACGTACAGCTTAACGCTGGCGCTTACCGGGGTATCTGCTTCTGGTCTGGTTGGCTCAGAATCTCCTGCTGTAAACATCCCATTGACAGGGAATTCAGCCTCGGGTGCAGTTGGCACGGTAACAACAAGCAGGTCAATTGCGCTATCCGGCGTAGTCGCGGCAGGATTAGTAGGTTCTATAACTACTAGCCGAGCTTTGGCATTGTCCGGGGTTTCTGCTACTGGCGCAGTCGGTTCTGTTGGGTTTAACAAGAGCGTTGCACTCACCGGGGTTCAGGCCGACGGCGGTGTGGGGACTATGGTTCCCCCGCTCAGTATCAACACCGTATCCGCAGAGGGTCAGGTTGGTAGTATTGGGTTTGGTATTACTATGGCTCTGTCAGGGGTTTCTGCCTCTGGCTATGTAAATTCACTGCGTCTGCTGTGGGAGCTTATTGACGACGGTCAGACAGCAAACTGGCAAAATATTGACGATGCGCAGACCGCAGCTTGGGCGGCAATTGACAACGCACAGAGTTCCAGCTTTAGTAACACGAGTACTACACAGACACCGGGCTGGGGTACAATGGACAACGCACAGACCAGCCAGTGGGAATTGTCCGAAACGACATAGGGTTATAAATGGCACTTGTTTTAGCAGACCGCGTACAGGTAGCAGCTACAGCCAACACGACTGTCAGCTTTACGTTAGGCACGACCTCTACCGGCTACCAGAGCTTTGCTGTTGTCGGTGACACCAACACTACGTACTACTCTGCCACGGATGGAACCAACTGGGAGGTAGGGATTGGCACTTATGCTACCTCCGGCCCGACATTGACACGCACTACAATTATTTCATCCAGCAATAGCAACGCAGCAGTCAGTACATTTGGGGCAACCGTGACAGTGTTTTTGACCTACCCCGCAGCCCGTGCAACTACCAATGGTAGAGCGTTGATAACAAGCATGGTGTTTGGAATCTAAAGGAACCCTATGGCAAATCCAAATATGGTCAACGTGTCCTCCATCCTTGGAGCGACCACCTACCTTGCACTAACAACTACATCGGCAACCACATGGACAGCACTGACTCCGGCAGCAGGAACGGTAAATAAAATAGACACCATGATGGCTACCAACATCACGGCAATCGCTGCAACCATCACAGTATCTATCAATA